ATCGTCACCAAGGACAAAGAACTGGTTATTCCATTCTTTGTTAAGTAAACCCAATAGTGAGCATCCATGAGTTAGTGCAAAAGCACCAAAACTTGGATACAAGCCAAGGGGTTGTCCTCTCTTCCATGATATTTCCCCATGATGGGGCATATACCAGGAAGCCTTGCTCAGTTCACAGAATAAATCAACTTCCTTTGTAGGGTACATCTTCCGAAGAAGGTGGTCTTGCAATGTTAGTGGAAAATAATCTGTTGCACCTGAGAGGTCGATGGAGTGAATCATGTTGCCGTGAGACAGCGCTTCCTGAAGAACAGGAAAGGCCTTGTTTTGGTTAAACGTACAATCAAAAGGTAGATTCTTAAGGTGGTCATAAATCCGATCACCAAAAGGTTCTAACACTCTTTGAAAGATACGTCCAGGATTTGCAACAGCACGAAGTTTTCGTCCTGCCTCCTGGATCAAACCAATACGTCCCACAAGGAATGAACCATGTGCCTTCATCGGTTTAAAACAATCCTTATTTTCCTTGCGGTTATAAGGGTCACAAAGTACATCCCATAGACCATCTAAAGCAGGTTTATAGTGTGTATCTTTGAACCGATTGTAATGTGATGCACCCTCGATGTTTTCAAAAAGAAAACGAAGAGAGTCAACGATACCCTCCACCTCTGGTACAGAACCATCAGGAAGAGGTGCTCGTTTACAAGGAGAAGGTAACATATCGACCAAAGGTCGAGGTGTCCCAACTTTTTTGTACATCACTACAGAAGGTAACAGGTTAAAACCTTTGTCTATTACATCTATAGCAAAAGATGTAGCAGACGGCGAAGCGGGTGAAGCTGTAACTCCAGACATAAACTTTTCTTTCTGCTTTGGAGTAATACCCTTAGCATAGGACAAAGTGTACATCTGTAGTAGTTGGATACCTCTTTGGAAGTTTTTGTCAGTTTTAGACATCCACTTCTGAAGAAGCCCGAATTCTCCTTTTAAAAACAAGGAGTTACGTGCAATCCAAGATGAAATTGGCGGCATGCCAGCTTCAACACGGAGAACATCCAACTTGATCGCTTTCAAACGATCAACAGCCCACTCCTCTCCAGAGCATTTTACCCACATCTTAACCCTTCTTAGGATTGGGATGTAGATGCTCTTCGGGATAGATAAGGCTTTAGCTCTCTGTACGGATCCCTTTTCAAGCTTTGATATGGAAATCTTTTCCATAACTCGGTACTCCTTTCTGTTAAAGGATGCTCGGCTTGTTAGGGAACCGCCAGGTTCACTAGAGAGTAGCGAAATGTACCCACCGTAACATTGCATTCTCACTTCCCTTTGTTGAAGGGTTTCATGAAATAATAGAGACGTACATCTTCAGGTCTGACTTTCACATGAACTGTTTGTTCCCTTTCGTTAGGGTTAGGTTCAATTGTGAACCTGTCTCCGTCTACAGCGAGAAGGTACTTAGTACAACCCTTGACACCAGCGTGTCCCGTCTTCCAAGCTATAACGGATAAGTCCGTATCGAGCTGGGTGAGAACGTCCATAATGGTGATTCGGGATTTTACTGTACCTTCAGGCATAGTAAGAGTCCAGGTCCAATCATGATCCTGCTTCCAACTCTTGGGAAATGGACATATCATGTAACCGTCAGGCATGTCGATTTCTGTTTCTAGATACTTCATGTCACACTCCTTCAAAAGATAGTGAGTTTGCACCTATTGCCTTAGGCTGTCTGGTG